AAAACTGGATTATAATTATTGCCTGGTCTAGTTACTAAATCTCTTCCTGTTATTCTAGACATACCAATATTGCCATTTGAAAGTAAATACCCATAATGATTATCTCTAACTAAATCATCTTTTACTACCAATCGTATTGTTCTGTGGTTTTTACCGGCGCTGTCTTGAGTAACATTTGTCTCTAACCTAAATCCACTACCATCTATTTCATTTGGATTACCAAAATTAAAAAGAGTTCCACTTGATTGTTTATCTACAAATCTTACCCACATTGTTATTGTAAAACCATCTGATAAATAACTTGGTGTTCCATTTGCATTTAGCTTTTGAAATTCTAATAAATTATTATTTTGATTTCTGATGATGATTGCTTGATTTGGTTTTCTTATTTTAAAAAATCCATTTGATACATTTTCATATTCAGGTCTTACATCAGATAAATCTTGAATAACATTATCAACATCACCAAGATAAGTGTTGAGTTTATTTCTCAATGATTGAAGAGTCTTACCACTATTATCTTCATTTGCTTGGTCATCTAATCTTGTTACAAAAGCATCTACTTGGTTTTCATGACTAACACGACTCTCTTCATCATCTTGATAATTATTAGGTTGTTCACCAGCACCATCGCCATCTACATCTGTAAAACTAGGGGATGGTCCTACTAGTTCATCAAAGTCTGAAAATAAATTATTTATCTGTTCTTGACGATTTGGTTGTGTTGGAAGAAGTTCAAATATATCAGTATCTAAAACTTCTCTAGCTTTTTCAGGATCTATTTTAGAACCTGTTTTTGTTTTTGTTAACTGACTTAGGTTTAAAATATCTGTAAATTCATTTCCTATTTTCTTAGCAACATTTATTTCATATACATTAGTCCCATCTATAAACTTTATTTTATATTGAATAGTTGATTGTGGAGGCGTACCTTCTGCTGGTAATTCTACTTGTATGATAGAAAACTTACCTTCTAATTCAATAATATTATTATCAAAAATATATTGACATAGTTGTTCAAAAATATCACCTTCTATATCTTTTCTATTCTCTAATGTATTTCTATCTTTTTTATAAAATACAAGAGGTTCATCTTCTGTACGACCTGATTGTTTTATCCCATCACGGATAGTTGTCTGAAGAGAAAGAAGTTGTTCATCAGTTAGGGTATTAGATTCAAACCATAGTTTATAAAATATATCACTTACTGCTTCACGAGTTTCTTGTATAGCCGCATAAGTAACTTTTTGAAATATTATTTCACTAGAAGCAATAACATGAGTTATTCCTAACTCACCAGCACCTATCATAATTTCACCATCTTGATGTATATGATAAAGACCTATATATTGTTCTTCAGGATTTTCTACAAAGTAAAAATTATCAGCTGCTGTAGCATTTAAATCAACTTGTATAATAGGGTTTTGGTTTATTCCTGATTCTTCTTGAGTTGTGTCATCACTACCAGTAGTTCCGTAAGCCATGATTAAGTCCTTAGTATAAATTCAAAATCATTATCATATATTATTTCTTGACCATCATCGTGATTAACTTTTATTAAAATCTTATAAGCACGATTAGGTTCAAATGAATCTAAATCTTGTTTGAAATAATTAGAAGTTGTATCACAACTCATAGTTGTATAAGCACTAAACGGAACAACAGACTCATTTGTTGCCATATCAATAATAGAATAAGTACCCTTACCATGTGGTATAAAACTACCACTAACGGTTTGAACTGATGTTGTAAATGATTTTTGTATGTATCTTTTACGAGCACCAAATCTAAATTTTACAGTTTCGTTTTCTTTATACGCTTCCCGTAAGTGAATTGGGTATAGGTAGTTCTCACTATTACCAGAAACATCCAAGGTGGTCAAGCTACCTGTGTTAGAACCAGTTGCTGGTAAGTGGTCATCCCACTTTAATTCTATCTTAGGAGAGTATATAGTGTTGGTTTGTCTTGAGAAAAATTTAATATCTTCAAAGCTACCACTTGATGTTTCTCTACTACCAGATATTCTTACTAACATACCATAGTTAGTATTTACACCACCAAACCATTTATTAGCAAGGGTGGTAATATCCATGTTAAGGTCAGGAGATTCTACTGAAAAAGATTGAGATACTTCATCACCAGCAATATAAGTTCCACCAGGAGTTGTCCAACTTATCTCCGAGCCGTTTTGATTTTTTCTATATAACCAACTACAACCATCAACTGTTTTTGGAACATCACTTTCCTTACCAACACCCTCATTCCACTCTTGACTTAGGGGATAAGCAGCAATTGTATACTCTTCACTTAAACCACTTGTTCCTTCTGTTTCATAAAGTCTAAGGTTTAACTTATAGTCATTTGGTAAAACAGATGAGCTAATATAACTTTCTATTTCATCGGTATCAAACTGAAGAAGAACTCTGGTTTGATAAGAAAATGTTCTGTCTGCAAATACTTTTTTTAATTCAAGTATTTCATCCTGTCCGGTGTTCTTATCTTGAAAGTCTTCTCCAGTAATCGAATCAGAACCACTATTAATAAAAGTATCTTTGGTTGTAAAAAAATATCTATGCATTATATTACCTTCCCATAAATGTCTTGGTTTGGATTTCGTAATTCAAATACAGCAGGTGAAACAGATGGTTTGTAAATACCATCTTCAAGAGAACTATGAAAATCATATTGAAATCCATAATTAGAATCATCCCCTATAACCTCACCATCTCCTCTATAATAATATAATTTTCTGCCACTAGCATATTCATTATTTCCATCTTGAAATAATGTTAATTCTTTTATCCCAATCACACCACTTAATCCTAATATATTATATTGTAAATCATTTATATTAATTGATTGTCTAAACTGCATTTTCTCTACTTTAAAAAAGTCTTTTATTACTTGAATTACATTTAATTTAATTTCCGTTGGATTGAATCGTCTATCACCATTTACTTTAAAATTAACACCAAAATTTATTAAATAACCAGAGAATAAAACTTCTTTTAAATTAAATCCAAAATCAACTTGATCATTTATCATCCTAAAATGATTAAGATAAGTAGCTACGTTCTGTAAAACAAGTTGTGGTGTTTGAACTAATTGTTTATTTTGATTATAAGAAATAGTAGAAACCAAAAGAGTTCCACCATCTAATCTCTCTACATAAGCTTTAGCAATACTACCAAACTTTGTTGGGATACTTTGTATTCTTGCTGTATAATCTTCTTTGGTTACACAACGGAGTTGAGTAGCAAAAAACGCACTAGCATTATTTTTAATCTCATCTACGGTTTGACCATCTGTCCCACCGACACTAGGCTCATCGTTTGTTACAGATATAGTAACACCATCAGGAGCATTATTTATATTGGTAAGTTCTCCAGCTTGAACATTTGATGTAGCACCACCACCTACTCTATATGAAAAAGTCATTATAGTATTTGCTGGGGTTTCACCTAAGTTTAAATTATTTCCAATAGTAGAACCTATAGCACCAGGTATATCAGCAATATTATTTCCATTTATTGTTACACCAGCTTGTTCTACAGGATCAACATTTGAACCAGAATTACTAAATCTAAATAATCCATTACCAAAACAAACTTTATATGTCTGTGTATCTTCATCGAACTTTGTTATAAATTTTTTGTTTGTTTTAATGTATTCAGCAACATATGGGACAGGCACCGATGATAAAACAGTTGTAGCATTACCTTGGTCATAAGCACTATCTCTAGTTGTATCATCACTATAATGAGTTTCTTTTAAAACTTTTTCTTGTGCTAGGTAATCAACCTCATACCATGTAAGCCTGGATGAGTCTGTACAACTTAATATCTCAACTACATTATCATCTCCTAAATCTAATTCTAAAAATTTAGTTGGACTTGTTATAGTAAATGATTTTGATTTTGTTTTTCCTGATATAGCTCTTACATATCTAGTAAGAGTATAAGATTCTGCTTCTCCATTACTATCTAATGTTGGAGCACTTATAGCGGGATCACCAGAACCACTTGATGTAAAATCTATTTCTCCTGTTGTTTCAAAAAGTATTTGAGAATCTATACTAGAAGCAATTTGTAGCCCACTATCTATTGAAGATGGAGCTTGACCATAATTAGGTGTACCATCTGAATTTGCATCTATAGTAGTAGTAACTTTTAAACGAACAACCGATGGAGTTTTGTTAGGAACTTTATATCCTAAAAATTCAGACAACCTTCTTACATTTCTTTTTTCAGTTGCTGTTGCTAATAAGTTTTCCTTATAATTGTAATCAATATAATAAGAAAGAACATCACCAACATAACTTGATAATTCTATTAACATCATACCAGGTGATGTTTCATTAAAATCTTTGTATGTATCAGGAAAGTAAGCTTTAGTATATTCAATCAAGTCAGCTTTGATTGTACTGAAATCTTTG